GGAGCCTGAAACTGTGTAACTGCCTCATTTAATATTGGATGCACTACACCAGTAGCACCATCAAAAGGTTCTGTTCTGTTTTCATAACGCAGCCCTAATAAATCTAATCCATTTGTGTAACTATCTTCCCAATCCTTACGACTATTTTTATCTTCTTCAACAGAAGTCATCACATAACGAGATATTTCTGATAAGGTTGATTCAGAAAGTCCATCGACCAAGTTCCCAAAAAAATCATCAGGTTCTACACCTGTCTCTTCTTCTTGTTCACCAAAAGTAACTTCTGCTCCACCTTCATCATCAGTCTCAACTTCAACATCCATATTTAAAAAATCATCTTCCTGTCCTTGAAGGTTTTCTTCTTCAACAGAAAATTCACTCAACACATCATTAGAAATTAAACTCTTTTCTACATTTGATGGTTTTTTTATTTCTTCTATTTCTTCAGCCATCAGTAATAAATCCTTTCTCTGTTAATACCAATACGATCTTCTTCGTAATCATCAGGGTGAGATATAAAGCCGCCTTCTCTAAATCTTCGTAACGCCTGTGTAACTGTATCAACATAATCATCGTGTTCTCCAGCAGGGAAAGCAGCACACTCTTCTATTACTTCTTCACCCCAACGAGTATCTGGAACCCATACTAACCCACTTTCGACTATTGGTGCAACTGAATTTACACGAGCAAATTTATCATTCCCTCTACTTGGGCTATAGTTCATGACTGGGATTCCCATATTCCGTAGTTCTTGGGTCAATGGCATACCACTCGCTTTTGCTTCAATTAATACGCATTCAGGATCCCAATACTTATATTCTTCTAACGCTACTCGTCGTAATTCAGGAAACTCCCATCGATCCTTTCGGGCATCGCACAAAATTATATTCGGTGTTCCTGTTTCTTCTGGATAAAACACTCCCCAAGTTGTTATCGCACTATAGTCAGCATTATTGTTTTTATTAAACGCTGTATCATAACTCTGCATTACATATTCCAATGGTGGCATTTCTTTTTTCTTCCACCGTTTCCACCAATCTCTTTTTAAAAGTGCCGACGCTTCACTTGTCGGGTTTTGTTGCCATTGGGCTTCCCACTTAGCTACTGATAAACTTCCTTTTACATTTAATAAATCTTTCTTATTCCAAAACTCTGGCCACATCGGCTCATCACTTTCGGGCATCAAAGCGGGGAATTCTATTACTTCCCACTTATCGGCTAATATATCTCTAGCTTGTTGGCGTATCAACTTCCCTGTTAAATCGTTTTCTGCCCAGCGTGTCATTACTATTACTATGCTGCCTCCAGGTTGCAAACGCTGTCGGGGTCCCGATGTGTACCATTCATAAGCATTTTCTAAGGCAGTTGGGCTCAGTGCATCTTGCTCACTATGGGGGTCATCCACTATTAATAAATCCGCACCTCGACCAGTCACCGCTCCTCCTACTCCTGCCGCAAAATACTCTCCACCATTTTCCGTTTCCCATCGTCCTGCCGCTTGGCTGTCCACTCTCAAATTTACTTTGTTAAATACTTTTTTGTATTCCTGTGAATTCATCAAGTTTCTTGTTTTTCTACCAAACCTAAATGCTAACTCGGCTGTGTGTGTAGTCTGCATAATTTTTAAATTCGGCTTTTTACCTATTAGCCACGCTGGAAGTAAAAAACTTGAAAATTCAGATTTCGTGTGTCGTGGTGGCATATTCACTATCAATCGCTTTAACTTACCTTCTGCCAGTAAATTAAATTTCTTCGCCATTATCTTATGGTGGCTACCTTCTATAAACTCTGGCCAAACCGTTTTAGTAAACTGCATAAAATCCAAACGAGCCTTTTCCGCATCATTCTGCTCCTTTGCCTTACTAATCAAATTAGCATAATTCTTTAACTTTTCTTCAGGTATAAAATCTAAATTGTTCATTTATATTGGTCAACTTTTCTTGGCTTATCCTTAGGTAAATACACCGAATAAAATGCCTCACACTTTGGACAATGCAAATTGGTTTCCATACAGTAAAAATCATTTTCATCCTCTATGTCAAAATCATTCTCCCAAATCAACTCTGTACCACAATGCCAACAGTTCATTTATTTATCTTCCTCAAATACGCATACAGTTGGTCAACTAAATCGCTCTTGTGAAATCGTCTGTCCAACTCCATACCATATTTCCTGCCTAATGTTTCAAGTTCCTTCTTTGTCATTATCTGCAAAGCCGTTCTACTTATTTTCTTCTTGGGCTTTGGTCCAAACAAATTTTTCAAAAAACTAAACATATCTACTCCTTTACCAATCAAATCCGTAAAAATGGACGTGTTGCATAAAATCAAACCATATCTCTGCCAAATGTAAACCTATTTCAAAAACAATTAAAATAAAAATCAGCTGTTGTTGGGTTTCATTCATAATTTATTTATATATCGAAAATTTTTCAAGGGCAATGAACCTATTATCAAAACAAACAGTAAGGGGGGTACGGCCTATGATATTTTTTTCATGTCCAAAGAATCGTCCAAAACTTGCATTACGCTGACGCCTTATGTAATGCAAAGCTCTCTAGGGGGGTGCAAAAACGCAAAATAAAACAACCCCAATAAAAAAACCCCAAGTACCTATTTAAAGGCACTTGGGGTTGTAGGCAGTAAGTAAAAAGTTATTTAGTTTGGTTAGCTACTAACTTTATAAAGCTAATACCCCACGCATTATTTGGGCTACCACCATTTAATAAAAATGTTGCACCCCATAAAGCGTTGCTTACTTTTTGCACTTTTAATGCATTAAGTATTGCACCCAAATTGTAGTTACCATTACCATTTAAAGCTGGTGTATGGTTAGCATTAACACCAAATAAAAAAGCATTTAGTATTAAAGCCCTAGTGCCACCAAATTGTTGGTGGTGTTTACCTTTACCACCATTGTAGCCAAAGCTAATTGGTGGTGTATTTTTAAGGTTTACATTGTTGCAAGGTACAACAGTTATATTGTTATAACTGCCACCACAATGCGTATTTTTAAATTGGTTTATACTTGCACTAGTAAAACCTTTATAAGCACTAGGTTGTTTTGTAGTGTGTTTGCTAACTAAAATAACTTGTTTAAAACTTACTGCCTTATTTTTTGTAATAGTTTTTAACATTTTAGTTTACCTTGTTAATTATGGGCTTAATTGCCCATAATTATTTATACCATTTATTTTTATAATAAGTTAACACTTTTTATAAAAATGTTTAAAAGCCAGTAAAACTGTAGGTTTTAGCTAATGGGTTTTTTGGTGGTGTTTTTGTAAATGGTACGGTTTTGCAAAAAACACAATAAAAACAATTACTTACAAGCCTAAAACTAGTTATACAATTTGTACAATATATAAAGGCATAAACAATAAATTAAAATAAACATAAGCATATTAAAAAATATTAAAGTAATAATTTGTTTTGACCATAATTTTTTGTTCCGTTTTTACCGACTGCGATCGGCACCGATCAATAAAGATCTCTTATGAGAACCAGAACATCAAAGATCAATTATGATCCCCCAGTCAAGAACCGAGAACCTCGGAACCTGAGAACCGAGGATCTTTGTTAGTTAGCGTGGTGAGAAAAGTCTTCTTTCACTGCACTACAGACACTCAATAAATGCCGTACTGCTAGATCATACAAACGCAGTTGTGTTTTGCAAAATTGAGGTCTGTCCCTATTTGGTGGTTTACGGAAAAGGACAAAGTTCTCACACACATTAGGGTGAACACCATCAATTATTATATGATCTTTTTCTATAACCACACTTGCTATAGCATTTAATGAATTGTTAAGAGCCCAGTCTTTTATGTACTCGGCTTCTGTCACAACTTGAGACCACTCACTAGGAGTAAAGTCTGTTTGTTGTTGCCAAAAATTAGTATAACCCATTTTGACGCTCCTTGTTAATTGTTAATATTACAATTATATATTACACTAAACACAAATCAATGTGCGTCAAACGTCTTCCAATGTTTTCTTTAAAAAGCTAACGATCGGCACCGATCAAATTTGATCAATCTTGATTGGCAAGTCTTTTTTTATCGCACGACACATTAAGAACCAGAGTGAGATATAATATGATCAAGAACGATCTTCCAATCAACAGGAAACGGAACCTCCAGATCAGGAACCAAGGATCTTTTTTGATCGTTAAGTTCCAGGGATCGCGAACCACCAAATATTTTTAAGGTTCGGGACGAAGGATGGCTGACAAGGTTAAAGATATTCCCTGACTGTTGAGAATATTTGTATTGCCACGATTTTTGGTGTGGGCTGAGTCCAATGGATTTAAGTGTTTTTAAGTTAGAGATTTTAAGTTCAACCCAAAAGCTAACACCATTTTTGATACCATGAACATCTGGGACACCAGGACTAGACCACGACTCAATGCGTGTCCAAAACACTCCCATATCCTGTGTCCCTTTTTTTAACTGTTGCCACAATTTAGATTCAGGTTTCAAAACACTCTACCATATTTTAATTTGTGGTCTACCATCTTTTGAATCAACCCACTTATACTGCCAACTAGTCCCGTTCAACTGTTGTTCAATAAAAGGTTTGTCAAAAGTATTATCGCCATTGTTTACAATGTTCTCTAATATTTTTGGTAGTACACTCGCAAGTTTTTTGCTCATTTTTCTGCCTCCTTATACTTTACCTTTACAATATATCCATTGTTTTCTAGTATTTCCAAAACTGTACACAAATCATTGCCAACAAAAACACCCTCATCGGTGTAGACTTTAAAACTTTTTATTTTCATTATAAACTCCTAACCCATTTTTTGAATTTTACCATTGTTTTTCCTTTGATTTATAAATAAACATCGGTGGTACACCAAAAGTATAATGACCGTTAAGTTTTAACTCATACAAAACACCACCATTTTTTTGAGGTTTGCGTATGATAAAATGCTGACAACCACAATTATAACTGAATATTTGAAACCAATTACATTTTGGATTATCATCAAAGACTTTTGGTACTGTGACTGAAGATTTATTAGGGTGACCTTCAAAATCGTAGTGCAAAAACTCACCCTTACCAACAATGTCTTTAACGACACTTTTTATGTGCGAGGGTAGTTTATCGTATAAATTAAAAAAATCATTAAGGTTATTACTACGAACCCAATTAATTTTTTCCATAATAGACTCCTTGTTTTTGTTAGTATTACATTAATATAGTAACACCAACAAAAATCAAGAAGTAAAAAAATAAATCAGGACGAAGTATTTTTGCCAGTCATATCAACAACTGTAAGTGAATCAAAAAATAAAATTGTTTTTTGCTTAATTTTTTCAATGTCGTTTTCATCAAGTCTTACAAAAAACGCTTTGTCCCACTTTGCAGCGTCGTTGGCTTGTTTAATCGCACTTTCTGGTGTTTTGCCAAAACGCTCAATTAAATAAGTTGCTAACTCATAACCAGTCAGCTCGTAAGTAAATTTGCTTTCAGTAGCTTTAATCGCCATCTTATGCTCCTTGTTAATGTTAATATCTTACCTTTACATTATACTAGGCAACAAAATCAGGAAAAAGCACTAATTAGTCCTTTGTTTTCAACTCTTTAGAATCACCTTCTATTACAACATTGTCGGCACTAAAGGTTGCCAAAGCAGGATATTCTTGTTGTAATCTTTGTATTTCCTTCATAACTTCTTCTCTACTCATTTGG